CACTCCCAGCGGAGTTCGTAAACAAACGATGCAACCGGATCAGTTTAAGAAGATAAAGATCCTACCTGATCGTCATTGGGAAGAAATGATTTATTCCGAAATTTCATCTGGACTGCAACCTACGGGTGAAATGCCATTGCATTTCGGTCTCCAGCACAAGATACACACAGACGAAGTTCGTGTAGTGACCCACATCCATCCTACATATTGTGTGGCGGCCATGCACGCCGGAATTGAATTATCAGAATTAGTTAAACATTTTCCAGAATTAGGTCGGTATACTCGTGTAGCACCAAACGTAGGAGACGTTCCGCCTATAAGTCAAGAACTGGGAGATCAATGTCATAAAAAGTTGGGTTTAAATGAAGCCACAGGAGAGATTAAGTACGACATAGTAGGTATCAAAGGACACGGGGTCGTGGCTATAGATTCAACTCCATGGCGGTCTTTTGAACACATAGAGCGACTAGAGCACATTTGCAAAATTGTTCTAGCCTCTGGGAATTATTAATGATAGAACTTTTATATACCCTAGTGATGGTACAAATCACTATAGCCTGTGTCACGCTTTATCTACACCGAAGCCAAGCACACAGAGCAGTACAGTTTCATCCAGCGGTAGCACACTTTATGCGATTCTGGTTATGGTTGACTACCGGAATGGTCACTAGAGAGTGGGTAGCCATACATCGTAAACATCATCAGGCCAGCGATACAGAAAAAGATCCTCATAGCCCGCAGGTATACGGAATATGGCGTGTATTATTTGGAGGCGCATTACTGTATGCCAAAGCTGCAAAAAATAAACTATTAATACAAGAATTAGGTCACAGCACACCTAATGATTGGATAGAAGAGAATTTGTATACCCCGCATAGTCGCCTGGGGATTCTTTTAATGTTGATCATAGATCTTGTTCTTTTTGGCCCTGTGGGATTTTTTGTGTGGGGTATACAAATGCTATGGATTCCTTTTTGGGCCGCAGGTGTTATCAACGGTCTAAGTCATTGGTGGGGATACCGCAACACAGATACCAAAGATACTAGTCGTAACTTATGGCCTTGGGCTATCTGGATTGGCGGAGAAGAACTGCACAACAATCATCACGCCAATGGTGCATCTGCTAACTTTAAACAAAAGAGTTGGGAGTTTGACATAGGTTGGATGTATATCTCAATACTAAGATTCTTTAAATTAGCTAAAGTTAGATAAAAGAAAACCCCCTTTCGGGGGTTTCTTGTTTCCACTATATTATAATGCTCTACGAGCCTATATTATTTCTTCACGCCGTTGTTAACAAATGCGTACATTTTTTCGGCGGTCTCTAGTACTTTATCTAAACCTGGAAACTCTGGCATATCAACTGTAGTAACGATCTGACCAGTCTTCTCGTCACGTTTGGCAGTCATTTCCCATCCTTGGAACTTTGAGTGGAACTCGTCGCTTAACATGCCCTTGGCCATGTCCAAGATGTCTGTGCGGATTTCGTAGCCGTTTTTGTTAAATTTTACTTCTGGTAGTTTTGGTGTAAAGTCTGACATATTATTCTCCTTTGTATGTGTGTATGTCTTGTACCTTAGGCGGTACCTTCCTTCTTTGGAAACCAATGCTTACTAATGGATTCCACAGAATACTTAGCCATTTCGATGGTGTTATTCACAGCCATCTTGGCAAATTGTGTTTGTGCATCGATATATGCGTGTGCCGCTTTGTTTAGGGCAGGATCTTTGTAAATCTGATCGGTAACGATCTTTTTTGTGTTTTGAAATGATTCAATGTAAAAAACTGGTGAAAACATAACTCCTCCTTGTGTGTTTGTGTATGTATTATTATATATCCCTGACGGGAAAAAGTCAAGAGTAAACACGGATCATTCCGCCATTACACGTTTTGCGGCTTCGTAATCGCCCAAACGAGCAAAGTAAGTGGCGGCCCTAGCTCTGCCAAACGAGTCCATTACGGACCAGATGTAGTTGATGAATGATTTCATAAAAATTTCCCCTGTTGTGTTCTGTATTCGAACTCTTTGGTAAAATGTTCTACATCTGAGGCGTTCTGTGGGTACCTGCTAGTGATGTAGCGGTCTAGCTCGCTTTGATAATGCTGTTTAGGAAACATTTCGGCTAATCGCTCCAACATCCTAAACATCTGTTCTGATAGATATTTCATTTTTATCCTCTGTAAGTGTGTGTAGAATCAGTGTTTCTACTGAGTATTTATATCAATCAATGTGCGGTCGCACATTTTTTCATTTGACAGTCCTGCTATTTTACTTTAATATAAATTAAATTTGAGTTAAATATACTATCAATCGGATTAAAGATGAAGTTACGAACCAGATCAATTTTACAAGAACTTAATTCTATAGCAGAAGTTCGAAACAAAGACGCTCTTATCGAAAGTAGAGCGATCAATGTCATCAATTCAGCTATTAATCTGTTAGAATCGATCCAAAAAAATTATAGCGAAGATGCAGCTGACGAGTTAGAGCGCAGATTGATCAATGCTATAAAAGGACAAGACCCGGCTAAATTTGTAAGAGGCATACGAAGAATAGCAGAGTCCAGAAAAAATCAGAAAAAATTGGAAGAGAGCAATGACTGAATTATTTGAGGGTGGGAATGTATTCAAAGGCCCAGATAAACAGCCTTTAACTCGTAGGATTACTAGATCAGAAATACCTACGACCATCGCTTTTTTAGAAAAAGAGACCAGTGTAGATTTCAGCACAGACAAAGATGAAGAAGGGGTGCCTATCAAATGGTTAGGTACCACTGGACGTAAAGCAGACAGCGGAGATCTTGATCTGTCAGTTGATGCTAACGAAATCAATAAAACAGAATTCGCAGAAAAACTTAGATCTATTTTTGGCAAAGATTCTGTAAAATTAAGCGGCGATAATGTACACCTAAAAACCCCAATCAATGGAGACCCTGCCAACGGATTTGCACAGACAGATTTTATGTTTTCTGCTAACCCTAAGTTTCAACAGGGCAGTATGTTAGGTAGCGGGCCAGACAGCCCATTCCGCGGTGAACATCGTCATATATTACTAAGTTCAATCGCTCGTGCTAGAGGAATGAAGTATTCACCTAAGTTTGGTCTTATGAATGCTGAAACAGATGAAACTGTTCCCGGCGGAGATGACTGGAACACTATCGCTAAACAACTGCTAGGACAGACTGCTACGTCTAAAGATATTCGCAGTGTAGAAAATATCATCACCTACATTAGAAAGCTGCCAAATTACGAAGAACTTATTTCCGCAGCCAGAGAAACACTGGGACGTTCCGGAATAGAACTTCCTAAAAACGAAGCCGTAGAAAGTTATCAACCTGGCACAATAGGCTGGATGCGTAAATTAATAGAAATCTGTAAATGAGAGCATTTGAATTTTTAACCGAAGCTGACGCCCCTGCCCCTAAGAAAGTAGGCAGAGAGTTTAACCACCTAGAAGATCTAGTATTCACAGAAACCAACGGTGCTCAACGTGCGATCAAAGTCCTTAAGGATCTAGCCAATCCATCTAAAAAAATCGCTATCAAGTGGGACGGCAACCCTACAGTCTACTGGGGACGTGAAGAAGACGGTACCTTCCGTATGGTTGGCAAAAACAACTGGGGACGTGAAGAAGGTAAAAGCTCTAGCCCAGAAGAACTCAAACAGTTTATCATGAGTCGTGGTAAGGGCGAAGAATGGCGAGCTAAATTTGCAGGCGATATGGCTGCTATGTGGTCAGTGTTCGAAGCAGCCACACCAAACGACTTCAGGGGATATGTCTACGGAGATATTCTGTTTCATCCAGGCAAACCTTATCAAGGCGCCGACGGTCGTATCAGCTTTACTCCGAATCAAACAACCTATGCTGTAAAAGGAACTAGCGAAGTAGGAAGAAAGCTGTCCAAAGCTAAGATCGCTGTAGCAGCACATCAGCAATACGGATACTTCGGTGATAAGAGCGGAGAGCCTTTTGAAAATCCAGAAGCTTTTTCCACCAACCCAGAATTAGTAGTCTTTGGTCAAACATATGTAAGTTACAGACCAGAGGTCAGTGCAGACAATTTAGGCAAGATCGAAGCTCTGGCTAAAAATCAAAACACCATAAACAAATTC